TGCTTTATTTTATTTGGTTGATGAATAAACATTTATGAAAGAGCTAAAGAAAGAGCGAGAGGTTTTAGTAGGAGCTACATTTTATGTTGATGGTGTAGATCCAAACGCTGAAGGTTTACCAGATTTATTAAGAGATAAGTTTGAACAAGAGGTTGATAGGAACAAAATATTTTTTAGCATTTGTATTCCAGGCGATAACAATCAAATAGATTTAGAAAAACTAGCAGAAGAAAACAACGACTTAAGACATCAAGTTAAATTTTGGCAAGAGCTATATTTAAAAGCTATTGACTCAAAGTGAGAAAATGTCCTATATGCAAGGAAACAAAAGAATTGAACTCAGTTAATTTTCCCAATAGAAAACTAAAGAAAGCTCCGCCTTTTAGGTGGGAATGTCGATCTTGCTATAACGAAAACAAAAGAAACAAACCTTTGTACTGGGCGCATAAAATGTTATCTGGAGCGAGGCGCAGAACTTTAGATCGAGGTTGGCCTCCTTGCACTCTTAAGGCTCAAGATATTTGGGACGTATGGCCGCAAGATTTTAAATGTCCTGTTTTGAGAATTGAACTTATACATGGATACAAAGATAGATACAACTCTCCAACTTTAGAACGAATAGATAACAACAAAGGTTATGTTGTAGGCAACATTCTTGTTGTTTCTCATCGGGCCAACTGTATTAAAAGCGACGGCACTTGGCAGGAGATAATGGCAGTTGCAGAATTTTATAAACAACTAGAGGAAAAAGACGATGGCAAAAACTTGGATTAAAGAAAAAATACAAAGTATTAAAAAGAAAACATCTATTGGCGACTCAAGGCTTAGCCGAGGCGCTGGAACTAACAAACGTAAGACGCGTAAAAAATATCGAGGTCAAGGCAAATGAGAGGTGTAAATTATCCGTGCGGTTGGTTTGACGTTGAACAATTACCAGGGGGATCAAGAGAAAATGACTCAGTATAAAAAAAGTGTAGAGAAACAAAGAAAGAAACTTCAAGCCGAAGAAGATGATAAAAAAATAGTTTGGTATGAATATCAAAAAGGCGCTGGAGAACATTTTAGAAAAATTAAATATGCAAGCGGTAAAGAAACTAAAACTGATTTTGCAAATAAAGATGAAAAATAAAAAAGCTAAAACAATTAACAGGCTTGATCGAATTATGAAGTCTGGCAAGTTATCTAAAGTTGTAAAGAAAGTTTTTCCTAAAAAGAAAAAGAAGTAAATGCCGTTAAGAGATTACCAACAAGAAGCTTTAGATGCGTTGGAAAACTATATTGCTATAGAAGACGGCAACCCTTTGGTTGTCATGCCAACAGGCTCTGGTAAGTCTCATGTAATTGCAGACTTTGTTCTGCATATGAATGAACAAAAGAAACAAAAAACTTTAATTGTTTCGCACGTTAAAGAAATACTTTTTCAAAATTACGAAAAGCTACAAGATGCTTGGCCTTATGGAGATATAGGTTTGTATGGCAACAGTTTAGGAAGCAGGGATACAGATAACGATATTATCTATGCTCAGCTTCAATCAGTTTGGAACAAGGTGGATCAACTGCCCTTATTCGATCTCCTCGCTATTGATGAAGCGCATCTTGTTCCAAAAGACGGCGAGGGAATGTACCGCTCCCTCGTTGTCGCCCTTAAAGAACGCAACCCAAACTTACGCGTGGTTGGATTTACCGCTACTCCATACAGACTAAACTCTGGCATGTTAACTGAAGGTGAGGGATCTATTTTTGATGATGTCGCAATAGACTTTGGAAGTGGTGATAACTTTATTCGTTTGATTGATGACGGTTATTTATCACCCCTGGTAACTAAGTGTATGGATACTGAATACGAGTTAGAAGATATTGGTTTGAGAGGGGGAGAGTTTATTCAAACGGACTTACAAGCCAAGATGAACGACAGCGGCAGAACCAATAAAGCCATACAAGAAGTTTTAATTAAAGGCGCAAACAGAAAACAATGGCTTATATTCTGCGCTGGTATTAACCATGCAGAAATGGTTAGCGGCATTTTGAACGCTAACAATATAGCCTCTCGAGTGGTGACGGGAGATACCAATCAACTACAAAGAGATAAGTTAATAGCTGATTATAAGAAGGGAGAGATTAGAGCTTTGGTTAATTGCGATGTTTTGACAACAGGCTTTGATGCGCCAAATACAGATTTAATTATAATGCTAAGGCCTACACATTCACCAGGCTTATATGTGCAAATGATGGGTCGAGGCATGCGTATAGCAGAGGGTAAGAAAGATTGTTTAATTCTAGACTTTGCCAAGAATATTGAACGTCATGGTCCAATCAATCAAATAGCGCCCAACCAAAAAGGCAAGCGCAAAAAGACAGGTGAAGCCCTGGTCAAGAGCTGTCCAGAATGTAAGTCATATGTGCCTAAAGCCGTAACGACTTGTCCAGATTGTGGCTATGTCTATCCTATGCGTAAGCTAGAGTTAGAGCTGGTCGCATCTAAGTTAGATATTATTTCTAAAACAGCCAAGAAAGAACGCTACGATACCAAGGTTATCAACATGTGGTTTGGTAATCATCAGAAACAAGGCAAGCCGTTGCCTGTGCTCAAGGTCAGCTACAAGACACCCAATAAGATTATTAGTGAGTACATCTGCTTTGAACATTCGGGCTATGCAAGAGAAAAAGCTGTGGCTTGGTGGAACAAAATGGTAAGTGGTGATAGCTTGCGAAGATCCCCACCCTCTACAGTAGATGAAGCTTTGTTTAGACAAACAGAAGTTAACAAACCAGATTTAATTAAAGTCGATTATTCGGGCAAGTTCCCTAATATCGTCAATCATATTTATGCAGATAGGTAAGCCAACACGTTGTTATCCATTTAGGAAAGAGACGGGAGATTTTATGTTTATACCTTATGACTATACAGAGGCAGAATTAAAATATGTTGGCGGTGGTAGAGATACCTTAGAACAAATAGAAGATTTTTGGGATTCAATAGGAAACCCTATGTATAACAAGCGACTGTCTTTTGAAGACAACATGCTAAACTTATACAACAAGTTGCGGTATTGGCCTCAGCCAATGCTTAATGATAGTGTCGTGCAAACGATGATTTTGGAGTATGAATATGATAATAGAAGAACTAAAAGAGTTTGAGTCTGAGCAAAAGGGCGACACCCTGGTGTTCTCAGATATACCTAACCCTGTTTACCATGCGGGTGTTGGTATTAGTAGCAGTAAGATTAGAGCCTTTGGCAAATCGCAACTGCATGCGGTGGAGAAAGTCCAAGAGACAACTCCTGCAATGAACTTTGGTACAGCGGCCCACGCTTTACTGGTAGAGGGTGAGGAAGCTTTCAACCAAACAGTCGCAGTTGTTATGGGTTCTCCTTATACCAATGCCAACAAAGAACTGAAAAAAGAGTATGAGGAGCGCGGCCTAACAGTTATTAAAGAAGCTGAAATGACAGCAATCAAAGGTATGAAAGAGCATATGATTGAAGAAGGCAACATCTACCTTAACGCTGAAGGCAAGGTAGCAGAGGCTAGCTTCTATTGGTATGAAGGCGAGGTTCTTTGTAAGTGTCGACCAGATGTTATCTGTCCGCCAGTCCAAAGCCCATACCCAGACAACGCCATATGTGTAGTGGACTACAAGACCACCCAATCATGTGATCCAGTAGAGTTTGCTTATTCAGTTAAAAAATATGGCTACGACATGCAAGCCGCTTGGTATCGCAGAGGTATGGAAAAAGCTGGTTTTAAGTTAGATGAGTTTGTCTTTGTAGCGCAAGAAAAGGTCTACCCATACGCATCTAAAGTATTTATTATCTCAGAAGAACAAATGAATCTTGGCTGGGAAAAAATGGAAGGCTTTTTAGATCTGTACAAAAATCACTCAGAGGGCGGTCATCTATCTGTTTATAACTCGCCTAATATCGTTACCTTAACTTTATAATCGTGCCAGCTTATAAATTTAGAGAAGATGTATCTCTTGCTGAGCTAAAAGATTATATAGACAGCACCTACGATCAGCACTATGCCAAGGGCAAGTACCAGGCAACAGATATGATTGTAGATGCTGGTTTTGGCGAGGGTTTTTGTATTGGCAATATAATGAAGTACGCCATGCGCTATGGCAAAAAAGACGATAAGAAAAAAGAGCTTCTTAAAATCATTCACTATGCAATGATTGCTCTATACGTCAACGATCAATAAAAATTATGCTAGGATAATAGGTATGTTATTTCCTAGCATTCCTCAATACCTGTGCGTATATGAATCAAATAATGATATTCATTTGGTTGTATTGCAGGCCAGAAACTCTGATGTTGCAGAGCTGTTTGCTTTGCTGCGTTCTATGGAGGAAAGTTCTGATTACACGTTTGGAAAAATTCTAGACGTTAGTGAAGTAGATCCTACCCATCATATTAGTCTAACCATTCATTAAAAGGTAGAGCGCTTTTCGACAATGCCTGCGCTCTCAAGACACTTTACAGGACTAAAGCAGAGTGGATAACTTCTCGTAAAGCCCTTGTCTATTAAAGTGCTAGGTAGGTACATACTATCTAAATGGGGGGAGATAATACCTTTAAGGCTTCCTAGCAAAGCCTAACAATTACAAGCTTGGTTTAGCTGGAGCTTTGGCCTCAGAAGTTCCTTCTGTTACCCAAGCTGGAGTGTCGTCTGCTTGTTTAGGCGACATTTTTTCCAACGGCTTAAAACCCTTGATGTTATTTTTATCATCAGGATAGTCTGGATTTTTACTTTTCTCAATGCCAAAAGTACAAATCACTTTGTTACCAACCAGCTCGCCACCATTAGCGGGAGGGTTGTCTTTTCTGCCTAAAGCTTTAACCAAGCCAGAGAATTTCCTAGAGGCTATCTCTCTAACCATTTCTTGCTTTTCAGCATCGCTATTTTTGTACCAAAGGTTTAGATTGTCTCTAGCAATCCAGCCTTTGTACTTTTCACCACATACTTTGACCTCTAACGCAAGATAGTCGTTGCCATTGCTAGAAGTAGTCTTCTCGCACTTGCTTATCTCTGTTAAATAGTCCCCTTCTGGAATAGTAGACTCACCGCTATTACCAGATTCAAAATCAAACTTGACGTCTGCAAAATCGCTCATTATTTTTCTCCTTTTGAAAATCCAAGTTTATTAATAATATATGTCAAGTTAGGCTCTTCAAAAGAATCTAGCTTGCCACTCCTATCCTTAGCAATATAATTATCACCAAGAACTGTTTGCAACCAACGATTGGTTACTTTCTTCCCTTCATCGTTTTCTTCGGTGAAAGTCCTAAGACATAACACTTCATCAAAGAAGTAAGGAATTTGGGTAGGTAGTTTAGCACCAACCATCATTGGTTGATAATGAAACATACCTGTTGCTTCGTCTCGAAGCTTGTCTTCTTTAGCAACAAAAATAACGTGCATCTTAAGATCTCTAAATCTACGCATCGTTCTAGTCATTACATTAATAACCTCTCCGTAAGCTTGTCGAGGATCTTTAGACCTTGCTTTTTCTTGCGCTAATAAAAGTTCAGACATCTCAGTCACACTATCTAAACAGACAGTATCATAATCAAGATCTCCGTTTTCAAGCATTTCAGCAATCTGTTCTATTTCTGAAGCTTCTTTAACTTCAATAGCGGTAACGTTGTTTGCGTCTTTAATAGATAACAAACCAGCTTCCATACTAATGATTAAAGTTTTTCCAGGTGATGTAGCACATGCAGTTGTTTTACCAGCCCCCGATGCTCCATACATTAAAATCTTAGCGCCTTGGTTTTCTACCAATTCGCTAGGACTTACAATTCTACTTAAAATATCAGACATTTAATCTTCTCCGTTTTATTTAAAAATACTATTTTAATTTATTTTAATATGAATTACAATGTGTGAACATTAAATATTTAACGGAATGTAAAATGAGAGAAGTAGACCAAAATCAATGGAGAGTGAATTATCTCTGGAGGTTGAAAAACCTGACCAATGAAGAGCTTAAATCATTTAAAACTAAAAATCTAGAACCTGAACATAAGGAGAGGGAAGTGCAAAGAATAACTTTAAAGAAGTATATAGAATTTATTGGAACAGAACCTGCGGCAGAATTATTTGACTGTTCAGCAGCATCAACCAAAGCTTGGAGGTATGGTTTAAGGCAGCCTTCAATTAAACAAGCTAAAAAAATTATTAAAGCATCTGGCGGTAAGCTAGACTTCGAGTCTATCTTTGGTCCTATTGAAGAAAGTAGTGAAAGTTAAGAGTGTTCAATTTACAAGTAACAGCGCAAGACTCTGCGTTGGACTTAGCTCTGGCTTATGCAGAATACGGCATAAGCGTAGTACCACTACATAGACACAATAAAGTTCCGCCCAAAGAATTAGGGGGGTGGCAAAAGTTTCAAGAGCGACAGCCGACGACGGAAGAAATAGAGAAATGGTTTAAGGGGCGAGATGATTTAGTCGTCGCTTTAGTCTGTGGCAAGTTTATTGTTATAGATGCAGATACACCTGAAGCGGTCAATTGGTGTGAGGCCAACTTACCAGTAACACCCTTTAAAGTAGCAACAGGAAAAGGGGTTCA